AACTCAGGTTCGGGTTGGGTACTTGTAGGTCCTAGCTTTAGTGATGGTTTATCTACAGGTGCAACTCCGCTATCAGTAGTAGGTATTGATAACCAAACATATACAGTTTTACAAATTGAAGTAAATGCACAGCCTGTTGCTATTGTTAGTGCTAATAGTTTTACTCCAAAAGTAGTTATTCCGGGTTATACAGTTATTAATCCTGGTGTAAACTTGTCAACAAGAGATTTCTTAGGTGACGGAACTTCACCTAAATTTTACGGTACAGCAGAAAAAGCAGAAAATTTAATTGTAAACAATACTCCTGTTGCAGCAGGAAACTTTTTGCGTGGTGATGTAAACAGTACAACACTATTTCCTATTAACGTACAAAACAACACAGGTATTATTTTAGGTACAGATGCTGCACTTAATATTGGTGTAGACGGACAAGCAGGTATTATTCGCCACCAAATTGAAGGTTCAAACATTGACTTACAAGTTAAGTCGGGCGGCACAACAAAAACAGTATTGCGTGTTGATTCAACACAGCGTATTGGTATTAACAATCTTGCTCCTGATGAAGCACTTGACGTTGTTGGTAACATTCAAACTGACTCAAATTTAATTGTAAACGGTACTACACAAAGCTCTACTACTAATACAGGTAGTGTTATTATTAAAGGCGGTACTGGTATTGCAAGAAACTTAAACGTAGGCGGAAATGCACAAATTTTAGGCGTTTCAACATTAGCTTCTACTATTCCAGATGGTAACAACACTAGAGATTTGGGTGCTCCTGCATCAAAATGGCGCAATGTGTATTCAACTACTTTTGTTGGTAACTTAACAGGTAACGTTAACGGTACTGTATCAGGTATTGCAGGATCTGCTAACAAACTAACATCTGCAACAGCATTTAGAATTACAGGTGACGTTGCAACTAGTGAAGACGTTGTGTTTGACGGACAAACAGACGGAACACTAAAAATCTTTACAACTACAATTTCAAACGAAATTGTTTCTGGTAAGGACGAAACATTTGAATCACAAATCGACGACGAACTATTAATTAACAGAACAACAGGTAACACAGGTCTGTACAAAATTTCAAGACGTAATTTATTAAGTGCTGTTCCTGTTAACCCTCCGGGTGTTGTAATGGCATATGCAGGAACAACAATTCCGCAGTCTTGGTTGTTATGTGATGGACAAGAAGTAAGAATTTCTGAATACGGAATCTTGTTTGAAACTATTGGGTATGCATTTGGTGCTCGTACTAGTGTAACAGCAGGATTTTTTAGAGTGCCTGATTTAAGAGGTAGATTACCTTTAGGTGCTGATAATATGGGCGGTGACCCAGCAGGTGTAGTTACAGCAGACTATGCACAAGGTATTGGACAAATTGGTGGTTCTGAATACGAAGACATTGCTGTTGAAAACTTACCAGAACACAAACACGATATGAGAGGCGATAGCGGAGATCAATATTACGGGATCAGAGATATTAGCGGTACGCCAAATGATAACGATGCTATCATTTACGATGCTCCTAATGCAAGCGGTAACGGTCAAGCATTACCAAACAGTGGTGGTATTTTAACAAATGCAGAAGAATTAGGCATTCCGTTAAATATTATGAATCCGACATTAACATTGAACTACATCATCTATACAGGTAGGACATAATAAATGAGTTATAAATTAAACAAATCCGATGGCGAGCTACTAGTAGAATTAGCAGACGGTATTATTGATACAACTACTACAGACATTACTCTAGTAGGTAAAAACTACAGGGGATTTGGCGAGTTTATCAACGAAAACTTTATTAAAATGGTAGAAAACTTTGCTGGTACAACTACACCAGGAAAACCATTAACTGGACAATTATGGTATGATACTGGCGAAGCACGTTTAAAACTATACGACGGTACTACTTTTAGAACTGCTGGCGGCCCTATTGTTAGTAACAGTCAGCCTAATATGGTTGCAGGCGACATTTGGATTGATAACGAAAACAACAAAATGTATTTCTTTGACGGTACTGACTTAGTGCTTGTTGGACCAGACTACGATGCAGGACAAGGACAAACAGGTTTTGAAGTTGCATCAGTAATTGATATTTCAGCACGTGAGCGTGTTGTACTTAAAATATGGATTGGTGGAACATTATTTGGTGTTATTACTAAAGAAGAATTTAGACTAGCAGGCGATAATAAGATTCCGGGTTTTCCAGATGACGCAGATGATATTGTTATTCCAAAAAGACAACTTTATAGACAAGGTTTCAACTTAGTTGATGCAAACTTTATCTATAGAGGTACTTCACAAGAATCACTATCACTAATTGATCCAGATGGTACTGCATATACATCAGCAGACTTCCTTCCTACAGGAGCTAATGGTGAAACTACAGGTAGTATTAGAATTAAAAACAGCGCAGGTTTAAGTATTGGTATTGCTGATACTGAGTATATGACGCTAAAAATTGTAGGTACAACTACTACACTTGAAACACAGCAAAGCGGAACAGACGTTGCTATTAGAACAAGATCAGGTAACTCTTTTAGTGATGCTGTAAAAATTGCTGCACTAACGAACAGAATTGGTTTGTTTAATAGTGATCCACAATACACACTAGATTTATCTGGAGATTTTCACGCCACTGGCGATGCAACTATTGAAGGTAATTTAAGAGTTAACGGCGATGCAACTTATGTAAACGTTACTAACATTTCAGTAGAAGATAAAAGCATTGAATTAGGACAAGGTGAAGGTCCAATTGGTGCAGACTCAGATATTAACGGCGGCGGCATTATATTAAAATCAGTAGACGGCGACAAGAGTATACTGTTTGATGATGCTACTGATAGTTTTGATGCAAACCTTCATTGGAATTTAGAAAGTGGTAAAGAATTTAAAATTAACGATAATTCAGTTTTAAGTGCATCAGCACTAGGAAACGGAATTGTTTCTGCTTTAGGTCTTGCACAAATTGGTACACTAGTTGATTTACAAGTAGATAATATTCAATTAGATGGTAATACAATTAGTACAACTGTTACAGGACTAACAATTGACGCATCAGGTGATATTAGCGTTTCAGATGTTAAAATTACAGATGTTTTAGATCCAGCAGCAGCCCAAGATGCTGCTACTAAAAATTATGTAGACACGCAAATTGACAGCGAGCCTGTAGTGTTTATGTTAGATACAACAGGTTTAACGCTGCCTACATCAGGCAATCCATACGATGATGTTAAAGATATTTTAGAAACACTATATCCTGCATCTGAAAAAGAAAACGGAACACAAGCAAGAATTCATTGTACTTCATATACAGGCGTTACAGTGACAGGTATTGATGTTCAGTCAGCAATGAGTAAGAGTTATTTGTCAGTATTAACAGATGACTCAACAGCACAGTCGGTTGTACAGGACGTTAACTTTAGTCCAGTTAATGCTAATGCTAACTTGACACCGTCTAGACAAACAATGACATTCCAGGTAAACTCGGGAGCTTGGCAATGGGTAGGAACAGCGTAATATTTGAAAACCGGATAAATATTACATATAACAGGGGTTAACACAGATGGCATATACTATCGACAGATACAATAGAACAGTCTTAACAGTAGTTGAGGATGGAACACTAGACCAAACTACCGATATTAAATTAGTCGGTAAGAACTATGCAGGATACGGTGAAATACAAAACGAAAACTTTGTATTTTTGCTAGAAAATTTTGCAGGATCAACGGCACCGCCTAAAGCAATTAGCGGTCAAATTTGGTTTGATTCTAGTTCAAGCAAACTTAAATTCTTTGACGGTACAAAATGGCGTACAACAGGTGGCGCCGAAGTACTAGCAACTGCTCCATCAGGACTTACAGAAGGTGATTTTTGGTGGGATACAAACAACGAACAATTATATGCTTATAACGGATCAGACTTTGTTCTAGTTGGTCCACAAGACGCTGGCGACGGCGTAACCCAAATGCAATCACGTTCAATTCGTGATACCCAAGCTGTTAACCATTCAATTATTGTTTCTGTTGTTAATGACACTGTTGTACACATTATTTCAAACGATGAATTTACTATTGATAGTAGTGATGCTGAAAACAGAATTCCAGGCTTTGATGTTGTTAAGAAAGGTATTACTCTTATTAATACACTTGCTTCAACAAACGGTGTTACTTCTACAGAACACTTGTTCTGGGGTACAGCAGCTAACGCTAAGAAACTTAATGGTATTGATGCATCAGCGTATGTTACATCTGCTCCTGGTTCGCCTACAGCATTTACAAACTTAGTAGAATTTGCTGATTCTGGTTATGCTGTTGGTGATTCTAACGATTTACGTTGTTTTGTTGAAAACGATAACGAAGGTGTGTTACAAAATACAGCATCTAAGATTACTATTAAAGCAATCACACTAAACACAGCAGATACAAACAGACCATCAGACACACCTGGATCATTTAGTATTAAATCAAACTCATTTGAACCAGGATTTACAGCAGATGGACAAACAATTTCAACTGTTGATTTAGGTGCAGATAATGCTAGATTTAATCGAGTGTATGCAGCAAATTACATTGGTACATCTGAAAAAGCGTCAGCACTTATTGTAAATGGAAACAGTCGTGCTGGTGATACTGCTACTACTGCAAATACTGTTGCAGTCCGCGATGCAAGTGGTGATTTACGTGCAAACTTGTTTAGAGGTACTGCACTAACTGCAAAATTTGCTGACTTAGCAGAAAAATATACAACACCGGGTGATCTTCCATTTGGTACTGTAGTTTCAGTATGTGATCACGACGGACACGAAGTTGATGCGGCAAATGTAGGCGACATTGCAATGGGCGTTGTTTCAACAGAACCTGCACTTATTATGAACGAAGATTTAGACGGACAAGCTATTGCACTTAAAGGTCGTGTTCCTGTGCGTGTAGTAGGTGCTGTTAAAAAAGGACAAGCATTATATGTTGATGCTGAAGGTTGCGCAAGTACAACAATCAACGGTGGATCTATTGTAGGTATTGCACTAGAGTCAAATCACTTTGAAGAAGAAAAATTAGTCGAGTGCGTACTTAAGGTATAAATAAAACTAGCATATAATGAGGAAAGAAGAAAATGGCAGTTAACGTAGGCGATAGCATTACAGCAGCACAATATAATGGTTTGCAAAGTAGAGTTGAACAAGTCTTAGGAAATGGTTCAGGAAACTTCGGCTACGGACAAGCAGTTACTAGTTCACAAGTAACACCGCCAACTTCTGCAGGCGCCGGCGACGGTGATAGCGTAACTGCACAGCAAATGATTGATCTACGTGGCGATATGAATAAGTGTTGGGTACACCAGACTGGTGTAAACATTCCTGTTGCTAGTATTGCACAAGGCGATGTTATTGGTGCAGATGTTACAGGTTCTGACGTCACACACGGTGACGGAACATACACTATTGCTGATCAAGACAACACTGGCGGATTCAACGATTACTTAGCACGTATGGACGAAATTGAAACTAATCGTTTTGATATTGATCCTGATGAAGATACTATTGCTAACCTTGCAACAGATACAAGAACTAGTACTTGGAACGGTACTATTCAAATGGTATTTCAGTGTCAATTTACAAACGCAGATCACAGACGTCATTTCTTTAACTCAGGCGGACAAATTAGAATTAGTTCAGCTGGTGCAAACGGCAGCGGTTCAAAATCATCAGACTGGGCAACTATTATTGCAAATCCAGGACAACTACAACTAGGCTACGATTATTCAACAATTACAGGGTCTAATAACGGTGTTACACTAACTTCAATTGGTAACTATGGATTAACATCGAGTTATCAAACTGTTATGGAAAAAGCAGGTTCAGCAGCAGTTTATGCTGAAAACAGATATAGAATTGAAGTAAGGGCAACAGATACAAGAACAATACAGTTTAGAGTTACGTTTGAAGATAATGACGCTGGTGACCAACAAGCTATTCCACCAGCACCTTTTGGCCCAGCACAAGACGAAGATGTTAACTTAGACATTACAGTTACTCTAGCAACTAGAAGAGCAACAGGTACTAACGTACAAGTAGCAAATCCTTCAGTTACAATTCCAAATACCCTACAATAATACTTGACAACCGGCTATTTATAGTATATACTATACTAAACAATAGAGGTTTCTTATGGATGAACGATTAGAGAAAGCGTTAGAGTTTTCCAATTATATGGTTACGCTTAACAATCAAAAGCGTGTACTTAAAGAACGATTCCGTGAACAAGCAATGTATTACTACGGCGGCGGCCAGTTTACAGTAACAAAAGAACTTATTACGTTTGCTAAAATGCTTGTAGACGGTCACAATACTCAAGATGTTGTATTTGTTGACGATAACGAAACACCAATTATGGTGTCAGACGTTGAAGATTTTCTTTCAGAGCTTTTTGATACGTATTTTGCAGCAGCAAATGAATACCACGCTGAGTATGAAAAACTACGTAAAAATAGAAGCGTGGAGAAATTAGTTGAGTACGAGTAGAGGCGTTCTAGTATTTGCAAGAAATAATGCACAAGTAGATTATTGTAAGCAAGCATACTTCCTTGCAAAACGTGTTCGCAAGTTTTTAGACTTGCCTACTACTATTGTAACCGATAGTACAGAATTTCTATTGACTGAATATCCTGATGCAAAAGAAGTTTTTGATAAGATTATTAGTATTGTCTGGAAAGATGAAGATTTAGTAGAAAACACTACTAGGTCAAAACACGAATCTCACGATATTAGAACGTACAATGACGGAACACTGGTAGAAAAGAAGCTACAATTTAAAAATGAAACACGTACTCTTGCATATAATGTTTCTCCATATGAAGAAACACTAATTTTAGACAGCGATGTTGTAATTTGCAATAGTACACTAAAACAGTGTTTTGAACAAAAGCATAATTTTTTAATTTATAAAACATCATATGACATTGCAAATGTAGATCGTGCAAATGTGTTTGAAAGAATTTCAGATACAAGTGTAGATTTTTACTGGGCAACGTGTGTATTTTTTAGAAAAACAGCAGTAAATAAAATTTTCTTTGATCTTTTACAACACATACAAGAAAATTGGACACATTACACAAATATATTCCAGATTAATACACCGTATTATAGAAATGACTATAGTTTTAGCATAGCAATTCACATTATGAATGGTTACTCTTCTGGTGATTTTGCAAAGCCGTTGCCGGGTGTGCTATACTTTACTACAGACAAAAGCATTCTATGGAAATTAGATGACAATAGTATGTTGTTACTTTTGGAAAAAGAAAGTTATAAAGGAGAATATGTTCCGTTGCGCATTAAAAACGCAAATGTTCACGTAATGAACAAGTTTAGTTTGAATAGGTGTATAGATGAAGTTGCCGAATAGAGGATTTTTAATTTACGCATCAGGCGAAGAATATGTAAAACAAGCATATCTATGTGCGTTAAGTATTCGTGCATCTAAAAACGAATATCCAATTAGTATTGTTACTAACGACAAAGTTCCTAACGCATACAAGAATGTATTTGACAAGATTATTAGTATACCTTGGTACACAGAAACAGACAGTAGATTCCAAACAGAACATCGTTGGAAGCTATATCACGCTACGCCATATGAAGAAACTATAGTTTTAGATAGTGATGTACTTGTACAACAAGATTTAGACTCTTTTTGGAGCCTAATGAGCAACTATAATTTGTATTATCCTTCAAGAGTGTTTACATACAGAAAAGAGTTAGTTACTAACAACTTTTATAGAAAAGCATTTGTTGCAAATAACCTTCCTAGTGTATATAATACTTTACATTACTTCAAAAAATGCGACTTTTGTAAAGAATACTATACTTGGGTAGAGCTTATTTGCAATAATTGGGAATTGTTCTATGGTAATTTCTGTAAAGAATACTATCCTAAAATGCCTAGTATGGATATTACTTGTGCTATTGCTGCAAAAATTATGGATATTGACACACAGTTTACAAACGACAAATTAGATTTGCCGATGATTGTACATATGAAACCAGCAATACAAAATTGGTGGCATCAGACTAGTAGTTGGCAAGACAGAGTAGGTACATATGTAGCCGATGATGCAACATTAAAAGTAGGTAATCATTTACAAGATACTGTTTTTCATTATACTGAAAATAATTTTGTTACAGATGACCTTATTAGGAAATATGAACAATGTCAAAAATAGCATACGTAATTTTTAACAAAGATAGCGGCGAAATAGAAAGCATTTCAAACATTGCAAGTGAAACTGACACTTATATTCAAGTTCCGCTAGAGGATGTTATTAGTTTAAAGCGTGGTGTAGAAGATATAACAAACTATCACGTACAATATAATCCAAAAAATAAAGAACTAGAACTAAAGTCTAAGTATGAATTTGCGCTAGACGCATTAACTGTTAACGATTCTATATACGAAATTCCAGAAAAACGTATTGACGATGCAGATGTACAACTAATACAAGATATTCCTAACACTTGCTGGAAAATTAAACTTGGAAATTCAATTAAAGAAAATATTAAACGTAAAGGCATTAACTTAAACGCAAGTTTTTTGTTTAGTGTAACTAAAAAAGGCGATCCTAACATTTTGTACAGAACTCTATCTGTACACATTGGACAAACAGTAGCTGATAACTATTGTGTAGTGCCATTTGATATGCCATTTGAAACAACAGATATTCCAGTAAGTGTTTATACTGCAAGGAAGTTTGACACTTATCAATTAACGAGGATCCTAGATGAGTAAAATTAAAGTAGTTGACCAAGATATTATTTTCTTGAGCTACGATGAGCCAAACGCAGAAAAAAATTATTCAGATTTATGTAGTAAAGTGCCTTGGGCTAAACGTGTACACGGCGTACACGGTAGTGATGCAGCACACAAAGCCTGTGCAGACCTAAGCGAAACAGAATACTTTGTTACAGTAGATGCTGATAACATTATAGACCAAGAATTTTTAAATGTAGAAGTTGATTATGAAGAACTAGGACTTACACCTGAACACGTTTTTAGTTGGTGTGGCAAAGTACACGTTAATGGGCTAATGTACGGCAACGGTGGCCTTAAAATGTGGACACGTAAGTTTGTACACAATATGAAAACACACGAAGCAAGCGAGGATGGCGATGAAAGAGGAAAAGTTGAATTCTGCTTCGACGACAAGTATTATCAGTTTAACGAGAACTACAGCGTTTCTTATACTAATGCGACACCTTGGCAGGCTTGGCGGGCGGGTTTTCGCGAAGGTGTTAAGATGAGCTTAGATCAAGGCGCTAAAGTAGAAGATATCCGTAAAACTTGGTGGCAAAATTTTGATAGATTGCGTGTTTGGTGCAGTGTTGGTGCTGATGTAGATAACGGACTTTGGAGTGTATTAGGTGCAAGACAAGGTTTGTATAAAACAATGTGTACTGACTGGAACTACGCCGAAGTGCGTGACTTTGAATGGCTTAATAGTTATTGGAAAAATGTTGAAAGCCAAGTTACTGACTTAGACAAGGAAATATTAGAATTAGGCCACAAACTTCGACAAGAACTAGGTATTGAAATTGCCGAGCTTGATGCAGAAGGCAGCAAGTTTTTTAAAGCATTGTATCATAACAGCCCTAGGGTAGTTAGGAAGAAGCGTGTCTGACAACATTAAAGGCGACATTGTAAAGCTCTTTAAAGGAAAATACAAAAGTCAATATTTTGAAGATGCTAACGATCTTATTAAAGGACTAAACACAGTTAGCCCTAGCTTTTGTTTGGCTAAATGGTATAGTGTAAGTTTACATTTACCAACAGGCAAAACGCACAGTTGCTATCATCCACCTGCACATAATATTCCGTTGCAAGAACTACAAGAAAGTGCAGATGCATTACACAATACAAAGTATAAAAAAGAACAGCGTGAAAAAATGCTGCGAGGAGAACGTCCTAAAGAATGTGAGTTTTGTTGGGCATTAGAAGACCAAGGTAATCTAAGTGATCGTGCATATCGTAGTAAAGATGTATACGAGTCTGGCATTATTGAACAAGCAATACAAGACGAAAATCCTAAACCTAAATATTTAGAAGTAAATTTTAATCAAGCGTGTAATTTAAAATGTGCTTATTGTAGCCCACATCTAAGTACAGAATGGCACAAAGAAGTAAAGCAACACGGTGCATACGAACTATCAACAGGCAATCACAACGATCCAAGATGGGTAGACAGTTTAGGCATTGATAACTCGCCTAATAATCCGTATGTAAAAGCATTTTGGGATTGGTTTCCAGAAGTATATCCTACACTAAAAACATTTCGTATGACTGGCGGCGAACCGCTAATGGATAAAAATACATTCAAAGTATTTGATTATGTAAAACAAAATCCACATAAAGAACTACAATTAAGTATTACAAGTAATTGTTGCCCTCCAGGAGATCAATGGGCTAAATTTATGACTAGCCTAAAAGAAATTACAAATGCGGATGCTGTAGATCACTTTATGTTGTTTTGTAGTTTAGACAGTTGGGGAGAGCAAGCAGAATACATTCGTAACGGAATGGACTTTTCTGTACTGTATAAGAATATTACACAGTACTTAAAAGAATCAAACAAACATAGTCTTACATTTATTATTACTGCAAATATTTTAAGTTTACCAAATTGGCTAGAGTATATAAAACAAATACACAAATTGCGCCAAGAATTTAATACTGACAGACAACTTATTTGGTTTGATACTCCTATGTTACACGATCCTAAATGGCTCAGTATGCAACTAGCAGACAATACAATGCTAAAGCCCTTGCAGCAGAGTATTGACTATATGCAAGCAAATCCTGAAACTGCACTAAACAGATTTAAAGGTTTCAAAGATTATGAAGTAGACAAAGTCAGAAGACTGCTTGAATGGGCTAAGGGTAACTTAAATACTGATGAAGAACAAATAGCAATGTCAAATTTTAGCACATTTTTTACAGAGCACGACAGGCGTCGAAATACAGATATTAACAAAACTTTCCCACAAATGAGAAATTTTATACAAAGATGCGAGGCAATTAATGCAAGACGTTAATACAATTAAAAACACAAGAGACAGATTAAACAAAGTAGGTCCTGGATTTTGTGCTATGAAATGGTGGCATCAAACGCTATATTTGCATACAGGCGATAACCATAGTTGCTATCATCCAAGACCGCATCATATTCCTATACACGAAATTGAAGCAGATCCTGCCGCACTACATAATACAGAGCATAAAAAGCAACAGCGAAAAACTATGTTAGAAGGCGGTAGACCGGATGAGTGTTATTACTGCTGGAATATTGAGGATCTCGAAGGAGATCATATTTCAGATAGAATGATTCATAGTTCGAGTTCTTTTGCTGTAAACGAGTTAGAGTCTTTAGGAGAAACGCCTTGGGACCAAAATGTTAATCCTCGTTATTTGGAAATTAGTTTTGGCAACGGCTGTAATTATCGTTGCGGCTACTGTTGTCCACAGGCAAGTACATTGTGGATGGATGAAATTAAAAAACACGGTAACTATGATCTAACTTATAATCAATATGGTATTGACTTTTTAGATTGGGGAACATACTACGGTCCTAAAGATGACAATCCGTATATTGAAGCATTTTGGAAATGGTGGCCAAGTTTGCGTAAGGATCTTTGGACTTTACGAATTACTGGTGGCGAGCCACTAATGAATCCAGGTGCAATGCAGTTCTTTGACTTGTTAGAAAAAGAACCTGCGCCGCAATTAGAAATTAGTATTAACAGTAACTTAGGTGTTACTAAAGCTAAAATGAATAGGATGTATGATCGTATTCAGAGCTTGCTAGAACAAAAGAAAATTAAATCCTTTAGTTTATACACCAGTATTGAAGGATGGGGCGAGCAAGCAGAGTATATGCGTACAGGATTAAAATGTGAACATTGGGAAGATAATTTTAAAGAAGCCCTACGCAGAGGATTCAAAGTTGGTATTATGTGTACATACAATGTTTTGTGTGTTGCAACATATCAAAACTTTTTAGAGCGTGTAATGCACTGGCGTAAAGAAGTAGGACCAAATGGGCTACACCAAGTACAATTTGATGTACCTTATCTTAAAGAGCCACCGCATTGGATGCTTAACATTCTTCCAAGAGACTTTTTAATGCCTCATATGGACGCAACATTAGAATATATTAAAAATAACAAAGAATGGTTTACTGACGTTGAATACGAAAAAATGAAACGTGTAAGAGATTACGCAGACCAAAATCCTGTAGATAAAGAAAAAATTCGTCAAGGACGTAGAGACTTTTATAGTTTCTTTAAAGAAAACGATAAACGATTAGGCACAGATTTACTTAAAACATTTCCTATGTATGAGGAGTTTTACAATCAGTGCAAAGAGGTACACGACAACTATGATAAATGAAAAGAATAAAAAATCTTGGTGTGTAAATGCATTTCATTCATTAAGTGGCGATAACAATGGTGCCACAAAAATCTGTTGTATGATTGATGACCCTGAACGTGATGAATTACGTCTAGGAACTGATCCTTTAAGCAAGCATTTTGATAGAAAATTTTGGAATGAAGTTAGAAATGACCTAGAAACAGGAACACGACATCCTGCTTGTCATAGATGCTTTGAGGAAGAAGATGCTGGCAGAAAAAGTAAAAGAGTAAGAGACAACGAACGTTATGAATGGGAACTTTCTCGAGGCGAAGTTAATCAATATGATGGACTAGCAAAAGTAGAACTAAACTTAGGTAATACTTGTAACATTAAATGTAGAACGTGTGCTCCTGCAATTAGCAGTAAATGGATGAAAGAATATTGGGATATTTATGAATCTGACAGAGTAAGTTATCGTGACTGGGCTAAAGATATGGATGTATTTTATAAAAGTTACGATGAGCATAGTCCATTTTGGGATGATATTGAAGAAGCATTACCAACTGTACAGCAGTTTGACTTTTACGGCGGCGAGCCTTTTATGAGCAAAAAAATGTGGGCATTATTGCAAACAGCAGTTGAAAAAGGCTATAGTAAAAATATCTCTTTACACTATAATACCAACGGTACACATTGGCCGAAAGAAGTAGAGATTTGGAAAGAGTTTAAAAACGTTAATTTAAGTTTTAGCATTGACGGAATATATGATAGATTTGAATATATGCGTCATCCTGCACAGTGGTCAGATCTAATGACTAATTTAAATAATGCACAAAAGTTTAAACAAACATATCCAAACTTATCTCTAAGTTGGTGCATTACATTAAGCACTATTAACATTTTTAACTTAAAAGAAACACTAGACTTTTACTACAAAAACTTTGGTGATATGGGACATTATTTAAATCTTGTACACGGTCCTGCTCATTATAATATTAACATTTTGCCAGATGAAGTAAAAAAACACGTAGTTGCAGAATTAGAAAGTATTTCAAAAGAATACACAAATACTTGGCACCAATTACCTGGCATTATTAACTTTATAAAAAACGGAACACCAAACAAACACGAGTGGAAAAAGTTTTTAACAACTACTGAGATACACGATGTTTATAGGAAAGAAAATTTTGCTGACACTTTTAAAGAATATAACGAGGTCATCCGGAATGTGGGATTCTAAAAATTTAGTCCAAATGCACATAGAGCTAACAAATGCGTGTAATGCTGCTTGTCCTATGTGTGTTCGGTTTCATAAAAATAGTCCACTTCCAAGACCTGACTTGCAAACAGGACAAATTACATTAGAATTGTTTAAAAAGTATTTTCCAGAAAAAATTCTTAAACAAATTGACTTAATTTTGTTTTGTGGTGTACACGGCGACCCAGGTGTTGCTAGAGATACATATGAAATTTGTAAACATATTTCAGATACTGCTCCTAAAACTAAGATAATGTTTAATACTAATGCAGGTATGAGAACTCCTGATTGGTGGGATAAGATGGGCGAGTTGTTTGCAAAAAATAAACACAAAGATTGGTTAATGACGTTTAGTGTAGATGGTTTAGAAGATACTAATCATATCTATCGTAGGAATGTAGTTTGGGAAAAGCTAGAAGCAAACATTCGTGCTTTTACTAAGCACAATCCTAAAAGTGCCTGGGACTTTTTAATTTTTAAGCATAATGAACATCAGTTAGAAGAAGCTAGACAAAAATGCAAAGAGCTTAACATTACTGAGTTTATTCCAAAGAAAGCGTTAGGTGTTGATAACGGTGTTTCTCTACAACGTATGCCTGCACTAACTAAAGAAGGTGAATTAGATTATTATATCGATGCTCCTAGCGATCCGAGAAATAGAAGTTTAGAAAATCCAACTGGTCCTGTTCAAGATGGTTATCATCCTTTTGATAGAGATGATTATTTTAAAATGAAAAAAGAAAAGTCTACAGCATATTATCAAGAACAGGTTGAACGAGTATATGATGGTATCGCACCAGATACTAAATGGGACAAAATGAAAATTAGCTGCAAAAGTAAAATAGGCAGCGGAACAGAAATTTTTGTAGATAACTTTGGTCGTGTAATGCCTTGTTGTTACATTGGCACACACCTAAATGGCACTTATACTGACGCTCGCAGTATGCAATTACACAAGGCAATGAATGATTATGGTTGGGATAAGTTTGATCTTAATCTACATAGTTTAGAAGAAATTTTATCAGAAGGACACCTAAATCGTGTGTTTGCAGATACGTGGAATTTAAAAAGCGTTAAGTGCGGTAAAATGGCATATTGTGCAGATACTTGTGGCCAAGTTAGCGGTATTGATAAAATCTTCACACACGAAGAAATTGAAGATACATCAAGATTTATTAGGGAGTCAAAATGCGATTTATAGCATACGGTTGCAGCTACACTTACGGCGCTGAACTTGCAGACGACTGGTTAACTGGCAAACATCATAACACTATAGATAAAGAAAAAGTAGAATTAGGCGCAAACAAATTCTATCAAAAGTATACTAGTTGGCGGGGGTTTGGCCCAATCGATGATAATCCAGAATATGTTAAACGGTCAAACGAGCGTAGCTATGCAGCAGAAATTGCTAAAACTATTGGTGCTACAGAATATATAAACAAGGCTAAATCAGGAAACACTAACAAGGCAATGTTTTTAGATGTTGCTCAAGATATACAAAATGGGTTTCTTAAAAAAGACGACATTATATTTGTTGGATTAACTAGTAGTGACAGATATACTTGGTTTGATAGTGGCCGTACTCATCACGGGTTACCCGGCGGCGGCTCCTGGCCAAATGATAAAGTAAGAGTAGCAATTTTAGGTTCTTGGACAGATGACGATTTTGCTTATGAAACTATTCTAGCAACTAGAGCATTACGAGACCTTTTAAAAGATTATAAGTTTTTTTATCAAACAATTCATTTTCCGTATACAAGGATACCATATAAAACAGCATTAACAGAATCTATATTAGTTGAGTTAAAAGATATTGATGACAATGCAGTTGTACCAGAATATAGTATGTGGGATGAAATTACGTGTAACAAAAATCTTCCAGATCCGCCTTCACACGGATTTCAACATCCAAAAATTGAAGTAGCAAACGCAGTTGGTAAAAAAGTTGGTATAGCATTAAGAGCTAAGTTAGGATTAGACAAATGATAGATAAAGAAAAATTTTGTAGTTTTCCTTTTGATAGTATATTCTTAGGAGCAGACGGCAAGGTTAAAACTTGTTGTACTGCTAGAGATGAGCTTGGTGATTTAAACACACAGACAATTGAAGAAATTGTCCACGGCAAACGTGCAAAAGAAATTAGAGAAGGAATTATTTCAGGAAACTGGGATATGAAAAATTGCTCTCAGTGTGCTCAGCTTGAAGCAGTTGGCGCCCATACAGAACGTATGGGAATGTTATACAAGTATGAAGAAATGAAAGAGCTAACTGACGAAGATTTTATCCTTCAGCAAATTGATTTACGTTGGAGTAATACTTGTAATTTAGCGTGTAACTATTGTTATGAATATTTTAGTAGTATTTGGGCAAAAATTTTAAACAAGTATATGGATCCTTTAAAAGATTCAACAGACTTGTTAAGTTATATTGAAAAAAACAAAGACACAATTTCAAATATTAATTTATTAGGCGGCGAACCTCTACTACAAAAAGAAAATCATAAACTGTTTGATATTCTTGACAATGAAACTAAAGGGTATATTCTTACTAATTTAAGTGTTCCGTTAAAGACAAACAAAGTTGCACAAAAGTTAATTGAAGATTATCCTAATGTATCTTGGGGAGTAAGTTTTGAAAATGTAGGTCCTAGATTTGAATATGTTCGACATAGAGCTGAATGGAAAACATTAATGGAAAACATTGACTATTTGGTAGGTCGTGTACGTGAAGTTAATATTCACCCAATGTATAATATGTATACTGCATTTAATCTTATGGAGTTTTATGATGCTATTGCTGACAAAGGTATAAATGATATTTTTTGGTGTGCTATCTTAAATCCTAGTCACTTTAGTGTTTTTGATCTTCCAAAAGATATGAGAACAGAAGCTAAACAAGAAATTAACAGAGTACTTGAGAAGTACAGAGATAGTTATAATTCAGTTCATAGGCTAGAAGAATACAGAACAGACCTTTCTCACGATAAGCCTACTATTGATCACGAGTTTCTTAAGTTTACTAGAGATTTAGAAAGAAAATGGCATCCGGATAAGAACTATTCATTCCGAGAACTTTGGCCAGATTTGTACTCAAAACTTAAAAAACATAGATTAAAATAGGTTGCAAAATGCTGCAAACTGTTGTATAATGTAAAAATGTATGATATCATCTTTATAGGACCTAGCGGCAAGCAGTTCGATAAATTAAAAGAAAAATACCCAACAGCAAAATTAGCAGCTGACATTAAGGCTGCTAAATTAATGTGCTTTACAAAGTTCTTTTGGGCTATCTGGCCTGATGTCGATATTGATAGCAGTTTTGCATTTGACTATAAAGTTGACGATTACAGTAAAGATTACATACACGTATTTAAAAACCGTCAAAATTTTGACGGAATCTGTTTAATTCCTAAACGAGCAGAACCGTCTAATAGAGAAATTAGCTACAGATTTTTTACAAATAAAAAAGAAGTTGATGTTGTAGCATCCTCCCCTAGGGAATATCAAAAAATTTATGTAACTGATTACGATGATTATATTAATCAACTAAAAACAGTAGATAGTGAATTTGTTTGGATTGTTCCTAATGATATAACTGTAACATTTGATTTTGATTATCATAT